ACCATATCTTCTATATCCTGGTCTCTACAACACTGATAGTATTGATGTTCATTCACAATAGCACGAATAACAGCAACAACTCCATCTTTTGGAAAGTTGTAAGTATCCTCTGCTTCGTATGCTCTCATAATCTTTTTTGCTCTTTCAGTCATAGTGCCTCCACATTATAGGAAAGACGATTTAGATAATCTACAACAGGGTCAAAGTAGAGTTGGTCAGCAACCTCACGGATTGCCGATGCCAGTGCTTCCTTCATATCATCTGTGGGTTCAACAATCAATTCTGCTTTGAATGCTTCCCAAACTTTGTATGCTGCGTCAGTCATAGTTCTAAAAGTTCATCACAAATAGCATCAATCTCTTTGAGACATTCATCCCATCCAGCATTAAACATCACATCCAGTTCATCAGTAAAATCAATCTTATTAGTTCCTGATAGTTGCTTACGAAGTTGTTGAAGAACTTCTTGAAGCATCCAAGCAGTATTGTGTGCTTCACTTTTACAAATAACTTTTAGAAGTTCTTCTGCTCGTTCTTTATTCGTGGTCATAATACATCTCCTGTTCATAACGGACATAATCACTTTGAAGATAGTTAAAGAACTCTCCGTCTTCACTTCTCATAGTATAGCACCATTCATCAAAGATTTCCCCAATCCACCACCACCCGACTTGGATTTTTTCAAAGAAGTGCATAGGACGATTATAGAGTTTAGTCATTCCATCCATCAAAGTATTCTGTGAAAAAGTTAAAACTCAAACCAACCTTACCAACTTGAAAATCTACTCCAAAAAGAGAAGAAGAAGTAAGAAATGAGAGCATGATGTGAAATCCACCATTACTATGAACTAAACTACTGGGATTTTCATAATTCACCCAAAGTAATGAACGATTATTGATGACACCGAACTGCCAAGTGCGGTCAGTTTCATCATTATCCCAAACTTTTTTATCGTATTGAAAGAGTTTAAGTGGTTTCATCGGTTTGTTTCTTATGAAGTCATTATACAAGGAAAAAGGGCACCTGTGGAGATGCCCTGTACCAGTTCGTCAAGTGTCCTTTACTACCTCACACAAAGGAAAGATTTTGGTTCTTGAAATAAATCCAGGTTTTGTGTATTTGTCCTTATAATCTGCTGCGAATACCCGTGCTTGTTCTTTGGTTTCAAAAGGTCCAAAGTATCTGTGTAGCATATCAAATCTACCACCATCAGGAGTATAAAGACCCACTATCCACTTATGAGAATGTTCTGGATAAGTGTCATTTTCAGCAATCCAGTCGTAATATTCGTCCTTATTCATTTCAGTTCCTCTTCAATCCTTTCAATCTCAAAGATTTCATTTAGAAACTCTAGACCATACTTACCAACAACCCAAGCATCCTTGTCCTCAAAGAACCTATTCCCGATGGTTTCCATATCATAACCTTCTGTGGTTTTATTGAAGAAGGCAACGACATAACAACTATCACCAGAGTCGTGAGTATACCACTTGACGAGTTCATACTTGTTGTTGACTTTGCTCCAACGGAACTCAATATCACGAAACCTCATTTGCCCTCCAGTTCATCAAGTTTCCCATTCACAAAACCAGTCATATCAAGTGTGCGTGGGTCTATACCTTCATCAAGACAATCAAGATTGAACTCCATCACAGCACCAAGAATCAGACATGCTTTACGTTTATCATCCAGTGGTTGAGAAACATAATGAATGATGTGCTCGTAGAGTTGGTCGTAGGTCATTGGTTTGTTATGTATGAGAGTATTATAGGGCATCCACAGGGTCTGTGGTGAGGTCTTGTGCCAGTTCTTAAGGTGTCTCCTTACTCCAATAGTATTTCAGTTTATCACCATCCGCAGAAATATTCAAGTGGTAGATTTTATCATCCTCAGTATAAACTCCAATCCAAAGAGTTCTTTCATTCATACTTTCCAGATGAAACATTTGAATGTCTTGCAACACAATTTCGTCTGGGTTTTCTTGAAATCTACTCATCCCAACTACCCCAGGTAATACCAAGAAGTTCAAAGGCAAATCCAAACTTCCAGAACCAGAAGAGAATATCAATCACACGATTGTTTCCAATTCCAATTTGAAGATAAGGATTTCCAGGATATTCACTCCAATCAAGACTAAGTTGTAAAAATGAACGTCTTTTACCTTTGAGAAGAGTAAATATATGCTCTACACCATAGTCTTCTTTTTTGCGATAATCAAAGAGTTTCATTTCTTTTCTCCATAAGTTCTTTCAACTTCTCTTTGCCGTATTCAGTCAATTCGTGTTTTTGTTTGCGGAGTTCTTCTATTTCTTCTTGAGTGAGATTAACCCACGGCATATCATCGTTCATCGTAGTTTCTCCTTCATTTTATTGAGACAATGATTAAATCCATCAACAAGTAGTTCGGTATCTACATTCTGTGAACCAGCAGCAGATTGATACTTTGGAAGCCAATCTTCTACCAAATCTACAATATCATTACAGGCATCAAAATCATAACCAAGTTCATCTACCAATCTATTAAAAAGTTTTTGTGCTTGGTGTTTTTTAATTAACCTATTCACAACCTCATCCATCGGTTTTGGATTATCTTTCTCATCCCAATATGCTCTCACATTCCTATAAGGTTCATCAACTACATCATCATACTTCCCCTTCTTCACATCGTTGAACCACACACCTTCAAGCAAACGATGAGTTTCACCATCAGTAATTTTTACCAAAATCACACCATTATCAGTTTTTTTCTTATACCAATTGTGGTTCATACCAGAAAAGTCAAGACGATAATAAACCTCATCATTATAAGAGACAACCTCACCCTTAACAGTATATTGAAGGTTCATTCTTGGTGGTTGAGATTTATGTGTTTCAATCTCTTTGAGGAGTTCCAGTTTCTTTTGAAGCACTTTGATTTCTGCTTCTGTTTTTTCAATATCAGATTTGAAAGTCATTTGTTTAAAATAAGGAGTAGCATCCATCACACCATCTTTGATTGCTTGTCTAAAGGCATCACGGAGACCAGTATCCACTTGCTCTGGTGTCTGGGGAGTTGGTTGAAATTCAGTCATTTGTTTCATCCCAAGGTGCTTTACGATTCATAAGTTCTTTAATTCTTTCCACCACAGCAGGGTCTTGTGGTTCATTGATTCGTCGCACAAGTTCATCATATGCTTCTGCAGACAAAGTAATTCTCTCAGGTTCTTGTGCTAATCTCAACCTGCGTTCTGGACTGATGGTTAGATTGTATGGGTCATCATAAGGATAGATGTATTCTCGATACCATCCAATACTCAAACTCTCCCAGAACTCACCATAACCCCATTCATCACCGTCATCATAACAGTCAAGAATATACAGGACATTACGAAATCCATCAAGGAAGAGTTCCCATTTTGTTGGGTTTTCAAATCTCATTTGTTTTTTCCAATCACAGCAATTACTTTACGGTTTGGATACTTCTCTACAATTATATCACGAGCATCCTCATAATCAATCGCATCTTCTACAACTTCATAATACACAGTCTTATCTGTGGAATCATAAGTTTGGACTTCATAAGTCATTTCTTCTCCTCCATTTGCATATAGGCACATTCTTTAAATCGTTCCCAATCATTACGACTGAAGTTGTCTGAAGCATAAGGAATACCCACAGCACTCGCACAATATCGTGCTACACTTTCTGGCATATGTTCCAGTTGATATGAGTGTGTGGGATATTGAAGAATTGTAGAAGCAGCAAGAAAAGCAATCATGGTTTTTCGGGAAGCACAGGAGGGGGAGGAGTTAGAGGAGGTTGAACCACTTGAACTGGAGGAGTTACAGGTTGCTGAACTACTTGAATTTGAGGAGTAATAGGTTGTTCTTTTTTTGCTTCTAGTTGTTGCTTTAGGTCTTCAATAATAACCTGTTGTTTCTGACTATTCTCTTGTTGATTGTCAAAGACCTTATATGCAGTAATAGAAGTTGCTGCGATTGTACCCAGAGCAGCAATCGTTGAAACAGTAGTACTAAACCGACTCATTTTTCTCCAAGATAGTTTTAATTTGTTTAAGGTCTTCTACTCGTTGTTTTGCTTCATCATACTGCTCACAATACCAATCAAGGTCATTGTTCTCATAATTAGTTTCCTCTCTAATGTCCCATTCAAGACATTGTAGGTGCCCTTCTTGGTCTTCTATAAAGTAGTTGAGAGTATCAATCAGAGACATTTTCATCATCAAATTCAAATCATTCACACAAAGAGTTCATTAGTTAGGTTTCATTTTACTTTACCATGAAGAGGACAGTCACCATTCACCCATTTACGGTCATTAGGCATCTCTGCATTGTCCATCACGGGGCACTTGCAACCTGCTCTACATGCTTGATCTGAACCAGGAACTAAACCATTCCACTCTTTATATTGCTCTGGAAGAACTCTTGCAAGTTTTTCTTTTAACTCACGAACTTCTTCCTTTAATGCATAATACTCATCATCAGTGTGATATTGCTTATCTTGCAGTTCATATTCATTCATCAACTTCTTCATCTGTTCTCCATCGTTACTATCGTTGAATGCAAGACGGCAAGCACCATCCATAATGCTATACTCAGCAAAATCCATAGCACGAAGAAATGCCTTGAACAGTTCAAAGTGCTGATAAACATTCATATCTTGAGCAGGTGCTTCAATCGTAATTGAATGCTTATCAACAATCTCTGGAAAATATTTACTCGAAATAGTTGCTTCAGTGTTGTTGATGTAGCAGAGTTTTACCGTTGCGTCGTAAGTCATTTGATTTAACGAGAATAATAAAGTTCTTCTTGAATGCTTGTGAGTTTATTATACAATTGATTGACAGAAATCGAAAGAGTTTCTTCAACAATCATTTGATTTTGTTTTGAAAGCAATTGAAGTGAAGTCAGAATAGCATCAATCTCTGGTTTATTCAGTTCTACTGTCATTTTACAATCCTCCAATGTTCGTTTCCATTCTTCGGCAACCACATAAAGTATTTCCTATTCAAAGAGGCAAGAAATATCATATCACCTTTTTCTTGTTCTACGTGGCATCCGTGAAGATTATCCATAATGTTTGCAAACCGATTCTTTGCTTTTGAAGAAATTGGTTCAACATTCACCATTTTACGTTTTTCTTTAGTCATCATACTGCAAGAGCACCAGAGGGGATTTCAACGACTTCAAACGTTTTTCCGTCTTCATACTTATAACAATCATAGCATACCCATTCTCCATTTACAAAGAGATAAGCATACTCTTCACCATTTTCAAGATACTCATTGAGATTAGCATCAAGACGAGGAGGACAATCCTCACCACGGAGGGAATAATAATTTGGACCATACTTGGATGCTTTACCATCACAATCAAATGGAGTATCAGTCCAGCAAGAACTCATATCACCACCATCAATCAGTTCTTCGGCAAGAGATTTGGAGTTGTAGTGAGTAGTAAGAATACGACCCAACCAAGATGGGTATCCATCCCAATGGTGATAAGAAGATAATACAGAACCATCAGAGAGTTCAATACCGATGCGTGACCTTGTACTCATTTGCTTTGTTTGATTACTCTGTAATTATAGCAGGTCTGCAAGGGCATTGGAGGGGTTGTGTGCCAGTCCTCACAGTGACACAAGGCACAAAAATAGGAGGCATTACACCTCCTTGTAAGTTTTGGGTAAGAAGGAAACTTATAACCCCCTCACTCGTTTAGTTCAAACAGAAACTGTTTGACGAGAGAAAGCAACAATGTTGTTTACGTTTGTTTGTTTGTTCCGTCAACAGATAATACATACATCCCAGTCGATTCTATTTTATCCCCACGAAATGGAGATAATCGGTACTGCCCCGATGTGTTGGAATATAGAGGTTTATCCTCTTGAACTCTTTATATAGTAGCACACATTTCAATTAAATTCAAGAGAACATCTTCAGCATATTTGTTTTTAGCAAAATTTAAAGTCGTGCTAATAAATTGTATATTTCCTTTTACATATCCTTTTGAACTATCAATCCTATCTAAACTAGCAACTAAATTTGGATTTGATTTATCGTGAGATTGGTCAGTCAAAGGAAGAACTAATTCTCTTTTTAAATAAGGACATTTGCCTTCTTGTATTTCCCACACTTCTTTTAGATAATTCAAATCAATATCACATTCTCTATTTTTAGATTTACTTCTGCTTCTAACTTTTTTTAAAGTTTCTCTAAAAGAAGAATAGTCATCTTTATCACTTCCACTAAATTGCTTTATAAAATTTTTGTTAGTTTCACTTTTTCTCCAACTATCCAAATAAGAAGTATCATGAGAACTGCTGGAGCATTTTAAACTACAAAAAAATGGAGTTCCCAATTTAATTTTCCTATTATATTCACTTTTAATTTTTTCAAACTGCGACCCACATTTTTTACAAATACAACTAACCATAGTGCTCTCCACAACTATAGTTATTTATAATATTCCCTTACTCTCCACAATGGAAGCATCGAGTCTCGAACTCGAAACCTCTTGAATGCAAATCAAGTGCTCTACCAATTGAGCTATGCCCCCATAATGAGTGTAATTAATACACTCAAACTCCCCACCTAGGTAACGCTCCTAGCTATCTCGAATTAACAGTTCGGCCCATTCGCTTGCTTGGTCGTGGGGATTATAAAAACGTCAAGTATTCATTAAATACTCAACAGTGTTTGCTACATCATTCATAGCATCACGAAGATTTTCTCTTTGACCTGATTCTTGTTTAACAATTGGACGATGATCATCACAAAGAGTCCATCTCCATTGATTCATTTCTTTACAGTACCAAAGATTAATTTTCATTCTTGTTGTATTCGATTTTAATCCAATTCATAAGTGCATTGAGTTCCATTCTTTTTTCTTCAGTAAAGTCATTACCTTTATTGAAAAGATAAAAGTCCAGTGCTTCAATTACAACTTCTCTATCTCTTTGTGAAATTAAGGACATAATGAATTTGTAGTATTTGGAGATATTTAGATGTCTCCAAGTCGGGATGACAGGATTTGAACCTGCAACATCTTGAACCCAAATCAAGCACTCTACCAAGTTGAGCTACATCCCGTGGTGGGTGATGAGGGATTCGAACCCCCGACTGTCTCGGTGTAAACGAGAAACTCTACCACTGAGTTAATCACCCTGGAGCGAAATAGGAGATTCGAACTCCTGACGTTCTGCTTGGAAGGCAGACATTCTACCGCTGAATTAATTTCGCATTATTTGATTGTAAGACAGAATCGAAATTCTGTCAAGCCCCCGACAAGATTTGAACTTGCGACCAATGGTTTACAAAACCATTGCTCTACCACTGAGCTACAAGGGCATTATGCTTCATAAGAAGCAACGGAAGGTGGGAGAGTCGAACTCCCAAGGGCTTTAACACCTCAACGCTTTTCAAGAGCGGTTCCGTCACCAATCGGATTGACCTTCCTTATAATCTATCTTTAAAGGGTGTTATCACCCTATTTTATCATTTAGAACTTACAAAAGTGTTGATTTTATCAGCAAGTTTTTCTACTTCTTCATATGTAGGAAAATCTGGATAATCCATCTTAACCGTATTCATAGAATTTTCATTCCAACAACGGGCAGTATCATATTCAATGCTAAACTTATCGTTAGCAAATGCATATGCTTGCTTAAAAATCTCAAATCGTAGTTCGTAGGGTGTCATAATTTACTCCTGTGTGTTTGTGTGTTTGATGGATTAAGTGTGATATATCTCATAAGGATATAACAGGGACTTAACCTCTATCAATAGTATATATGACTTTCTAAGGAAAGTCAACGTCCTCTGCAAGATTCGAACTTGCGACTTCTTGGTTCGTAGCCAAGCACTCTATTCCACTGAGTTAAGAGGACAAGGCACAGGATAGAAGATTTGAACTTCTACTAAAAGTTTTGGAGACTCTCGTGCTACCAATTACACCAATCCTGCTAGGTGCCCGATACAGGACTCGAACCTGTAGAACCTTGCTTCTAAGGCAAGTATGTATACCAATTCCATCAATCGGGCTGGATTAACTTAATCTAAAATTCCAAAAATTTTACATCTTTTACGAATTGCATTATCAGACACTCCAAACATTTTTCCAATAGAAACATAAGAGTTATTTTTAAGAAGTTCTTGGAGTTCTTCTTTTGAAATTTCAAATTTTCTTTTTCTTGGAATAGTATGTTTAACTTTATTATATGATGGAATTTTTTTATTTCTTCCAGCAAAAGTATCTGTTTGACTATTGCAGTTGGGACATAAAAATCTTAGATTTTCCAGTCTATTATCATTTGGAACCCCATTAATATGGTCCAAAACCATAGATAATGGTTTATTGTTCCATTTTGGTTCTAATCCACAATCAGAACACATATATGGCATAAGAGAATCTCTTAATAATCTTGACCTTACAATGCTTCTTGATTTGGAAGAATCTTCAGTAAATAAAATATCATTGGGAATGGAATATTTGTGTGGTCCAAATTTTCTGCCTTTATTAGAAGACATCCCTTTATTGATATGTGAAGTATCTATATTTTCAGATAAAATTCTTCTTTTTAATGTGTTTATATTAGATCCTTGAGAAAATATATTAAGTTTTCTTAGGATTTCAGAATAAGAAGAACTATCGAGAATAATAAGTTCCAATTCCTGTTTAGGAACAGACCACAATATACTTCTTTTTTGTCTGGATTTATTTGGTGCTGTCATAAGTTATTTTACTCTATAGTTATTTATAACACATAAAGTCAAAAACTACAAGTCCTACCATTATAAATCCGAATCCCAAGGCAGGCTTCGAACCTGCAATATTCTTCTTCAAAGGAAGATAGCTTTACCAGTTTGCTTACTTGGGATTAAATATGATTCATAAAGAACCAAGAGTCTAGTGTGGGATTCGAACCCACGGTGAAAGAAGTTTTGCAGACCTCCGCATTCGACCACTCTGCCAACTAGACATTAACGTGAAACCTATTCAACATAGTGTTGGAGCGACCAACTGTTTCACGCTGTCGGATTAATTACTTCCGACAAAGCCCTTAGTGAGAATCAAACTCACGACCTCATTCTTACCAAGAATGCGTTCTATCACTGAACTATAAGGGCGGGGTGTCGTATGAGAATTGAACCCATCTAGGTAGTTCCACAAACTACTGCCTTAACCACTAGGCTAACGACACAAGGCAGTGGGTAGAATTGAACTACCGACATAGAGGGTATGAATCTCTTGTTCTACCACTGAACTACACTGCCAACGGAAGTGGTTGGATTTGAACCAACGGTGCCAATTACTTGACACGGAATCTTAGCAGGATTCTGCGATAAGCCACTCTGCCACACTTCCTTAATGTTGTCTTGAAGCACCCTAAGTGCGATTTAAGTTGCTTCAAGACAACAATGGAACCGACAAGATTTGAACTTGTGACCGCTCGGTTATCAGCCGAGTGCTCTACCACTGAGCTACGATTCCAAGGTGGGAACAGTCGGATTTGAACCGACAACACCAAGATCTTCAATCCTGTGCTCTACCAGTTGGAGCTATGTTCCCAAGGTAGTCCCAACGGGATTCGAACCCGTATGCCCAGATTGAAAATCTGGTATCCTAACCCTTAGATGATGGGACCAAATGATAGTTTCAATTTTAAGTTAAGACCTACAGAAACTAACAACCTCTTGGTCACGACCCCTAGGGGATTTGAACCCCTGACTTTCTGCTAGACAGGCAGACACTCTAACCGCTGAGTTAAGAGGCCAAATGGAGCGGACTACGAGATTCGAACTCGTGACATCAACCTTGGCAAGGTTGCGTTCTACCACTGAACTAAGTCCGCAAGGTGAGAGAGGAGGGAATTGAACCCCCGATGGTTCTTATGTAACGGTTTTACAGACCGCAGCCACACATATTGCCAGCAGTAGCCACTCTCCCACGATGGGTCTGGTGGGACTCGAACCCACGATATACTGGTTAAAAGCCAGGTGCATTAGCCGCTATGCAACAGACCCATTAAAAATGTGGTAATTATTCAGTTGTCGAGGTGCTGGTGGTCTCTCAACCACCCCTTAAGAATACCACCAAACCCGTTGCGGGGCAAGTGGTTTGTGCCAGTTCCAGAAGTGGTCTCAGGCACTTGGGGTCTCGTTCCCCCACCGACTCAAGTAATATACCAGGGTTTGGACCCCAACGGAAAATGATACGACCAGTTGAACAAGTGGCACAAGGCATAAAAAAAGAGGGAGAACCTTTTGGTTTCTCCCTCTTGATTGCTTTATGGTTTGTTCTTTTAACTTTGACTTACCATATTCGCAACCAAGAGGGATTCGCCCATAAACCAGCAGGTAATGGGACGATAATCACTCTTTGGTTGTGTATGAAGGTAAGTCATTGTTTTAATATCGTATGTGTTTATTTATAACAGAAACTATACAACGGAGTCAAGTGTATAATTCGTAATCAGTAACTCAGTCTTTACATTGTCCTGAGTTCCTTTCTCACCACGATGAACCATCGAATACCTTAACTTCCATTCATTTAGATTATACTCTTTATAACGACTTAATAACCAATCATTAAGATTATAAGTAATCATAAAACGATGAGGACATTTGTCCACATCATCGGCAAATCTTTCGTGTGAGAATGATGAGTGAAGTTTTCGACCAGTTCCATACAAGAAATCTTTAATATCATAAGGTGGGTCAAGAAAGACAAATACTTCCTCACCAGATACATTCATTACCTCAGCATAATCAATGTTCGTGATCTTCCAATCCTTAATGATATAAGAATATTTTGGAAGTTTATCAATTCCAACCAAAGAGAAGTTGGAACGTGATGCTTGAACGGAAAAAGTTGAATTCTCTGTTAATCCTGAATAAGAGCACTTATTCATTACAAAGAATCCAACTGCTTGTTCTAATGGTTCAAGTGTTTCAATATCACTTTGATACCGATCAAACAAGTTCTTATGTGCTTCATCATCACCATTCACTTCTTCTTTAATTGCTCTCAACCTTTCTGATAATGTTTGACCATTATCTCTTAGTTGAATCCAAAAGTTATACAAGTAATAATACTTGTCGTTGACCCAGATGGGAACTTTTGGATAGTTTTGTGATACCATTAAAGAAATGCTTCCACCACCCAAGAATGGTTCACGGAACTCTTTGAAGTCACTTGGAAACCAAGGAGCAAGAGTTTTTAATGCTTTACTCTTGCCTCCTGGATAACGCAAACAGCACTTAAGAGGAAATTGTTTCATCGGTTCTTAATCCAATCGGTGATTACTTCATTCAATACTTGAGAAATTTTAACACCAGAAGATGGAAATGTAAAGTTAGAAACATCCAAATCTAAATATACCAATTCATCTTTTGGAATTCTTGTTTTAACACCATCACCTGAAGTAAAATAATATTTTTGTGCAGTTTCTCTTGTGGCAAGAGCAACTGTATAATATTTGGTATCAACAATCATCACATAATCAAGTTTTGTTTCACTTTTGAATTTTTCAAAAGTTTCATCATTGATTTTTCCATAATAATTTTTCATTTTTATTTTGCTAGTTCCTCCTTTTTTTGGGAGATATCCTTGCCCAAATTTACCTTCTATGAATACTTTCATCCCATCAACTGTTAATTCAAAATCAATACCATCTTCATCAATATGAATAATTGAAGAAAAAGCAGGTAAGCACAACTCAACAATTCTAGAACGAAGGAAATTGTCTGCTCTACTTTTAAATCCTTTGTCAGCATATACTTCTTTTATTGCTCCAAGGATATTATTCCAATCCCACTGGATTTCGCAGACAGTTTTCAAATATTCAATGGTAATCATTTTTTGTTTTTTCCTCGGTAAGTTTCAGTTTGTGCGTGGCAGTTAGGGCATAATAAACGAAGATTTTCCAAACGATTGTCGTGATGATTTCCGTTTATATGGTCCAATTCAATTGGAGTTGGTTTTCCTCTCCATTCAATTATACCACATTCTTCACATTTATGTCCTTTTATTCCTTCGGCAATTAGACGAAGTTTGAGTTTGTATGATTGGTGATGGGAATTTTCTGTTAGATAGAATTCAATTGGTTTTTTAGGTCCAAGTTTTTTTCCTTTGCTCCATCCTTGTCCATTAGCACCATCAGCAAGACTAATACCAAGTTTTTCTATTCTTTGTTGAGCAATTTTATAATTGCCTCCTGCTTCTTTTAGACCAAGTTTTGCTAATACTTGTCTTACACTAGTAGATGTTTTTACCGCATCAATAAATTGATTATCAGTATAAGTTCTAGGTTTTCCCATAATGGTAAAGGCAAAGACATTATTATTTATAAACTTTACCTTTTAAGTGCGAGTAGGGAGACTTGAACTCCCACGGGCAATGCCCAACAGATTTTCTTACCACTATAGTTTTCACTACCCTTTCGGTTTGTGGTCTGGACTATACCTTCATCATACCTTTCGGTTTAGATGTTCCCCGTCTAGTCTCTACACCTTCATCTTGCGATGCTTGGCTCGGTATTGCCATTTTACAGGTTTCACCGAATTTGAGGAATTACACTCATAAAGTTTCCTAAATGAGGCTCAATTTTCATAAGTCTGGTGTGTCTACCGATTCCACCATACTCGCTTGTATAAGACTATCATAACTCAAAGAATCACAATAGTCAAGTGTGCCGTGTGGTTGTGAGTCTAAATCAAAACTCTTTGATAAATGCCCCACTGGATTTTATCTAAAGTTTTGAACCACGGCAAGTGCTCGTTGTCGGTTCTGCCCCGACCTGTGCCGATTTATGAGATCGGTGCTTTCCTAGATAGCTAAACGAGCGTAATTAAACCTTCGTGTATTTTACGATGACAATTAGCACAAACTAAAATACATTTAGAAATTTCCTCTTGAATTTTTTTCCAAGAATTTCCTTGTATCATTTGTGCTACACCTTTTTCTTTTATATTAGGGTCCAAATGATGATAATCCATACAACATGCTGGATAGTATTCACCACAAGCAGAACAAGAAATACTTTCCTTTAAATTGGTAAGATTTTTTTTATTTTGTTTTGCTCGGTTTTGCCTATTTGCGTAATGTTTTGCTTTATATTCTGGATCATTTTTAAGTTTATCCTTTAACCAGTTGCGTTGATACTCTCGTATTAAATCGCAATCTGCGGATGTCTTTCTTTTTCTAGGCATATTAAGTTGTAATAACTCATAACTATTTATATAAATTATGAGTTATTTGTTGTTAGTAAATAAAGATTTAGACAGTCACAAGGACACCATCTTTCTTCATTTGAGAAATCATCTTACCAACACTTTCTCCATTTTCAAAAGCAGTATAAAGACTGTCTTTGAAACCATCAATGCTATCACATTTGAAGATATAAAACTTATCAGGTTTGTAAGTGTAAGCAACACCGACTTCACTGGTTTCTTGATTAAAAGAAACTTTAGCAACAGCAGAGGAGTTTGTCACTTCAAGGACT